CGAAAGGGTTACACCCCCATTGCTTTGATAGGCCAGACCAAAGCCGATGTCCGGGATACCATGGTAGAGGTAGGGGACAGCTCTATTCTAAAGATATCACCTCCATGGTTTATGCCGGAGTACGAGCCATCGAAGAGGCGGCTAACTTGGCCTAACGGGGTACAGGGAATAATTTACTCTGGTGATGAGCCTGACCAGCTTCGTGGTCCACAGCATGCTAAGGCTTGGCTGGATGAGCCAGCTAAGTTTAAATACCCTCAGGACACATGGGATAACCTTGAGATGGGGCTTAGAGTCGGTGATAACCCACAAGCAGTGGTCACCACTACTCCCCGGCCTATTAAGATTATTAAAAACCTTGTTGCCGATGATTTGGTGGCTGTCACCAGAGGGCATACAATGGATAACGCAGCCAACTTGTCCCCACAGTTTCTTAGGCGTATAATATCAAAGTACGAAGGAACCAGGCTGGGCAGGCAGGAGCTGGCCGGTGAGATACTTGATGATAACCCGGGTGCCTTGTGGCGCCGGGATAAGATTGACGAACTAAGATTGACGAACCACCCTCAGCTGAGACGGGTGGTTGTAGCAATTGACCCACAGGGTGCGGAGGGGGAGGATACATCCGACACTGGGATTGTTGTCGCCGGTGTAGCCAGAATAGGAGAGGCAGACCATGGCTACATATTGGCTGACTTGAGTATTAGTGGTGCTCCTGATATGTGGGCTAAGGCTGCTATATCAGGGTACCATAATTTCAAAGCTGACCGGATAGTGGCTGAGGTAAACTTTGGTGGGGATATGGTTAAGGCAACTGTTAAGGTAATCGACCCGTCTGTGTCCTTTAAGAGTGTCCGGGCAAGTAGGGGCAAGGCACTTCGGGCTGAACCTGTATCAGCGCTATATGAACAGAATAGAATACATCACGTTGGCTTCTTCCCTGAGTTAGAAGACCAGATGTGCTTAGCGGAAGGAACTTTGGTAGCGACAGATAACGGAGATAAACCAATACAGACGCTTGAAGTTGGAGATATGGTTTGGACTCGCCGAGGGCTTAGACCAGTAGAAGGATTAAGATGTAATGGCGTTAAGGACACATTGTTATTGGTGACCCATTTAGGGTATAATATAAGGGCAACTGGTAATCATCCATTCGCGAATCAGAGCGGAGATTGGATTGACGCCAGTGAGTTGAGTATAGGAGATAAAGTATTATGCCTGCCACAATTAAACGCCCTTATGTTGAATTTCAGGGAACAAATTATTTCTTGGGTAACAGAGGCTACTGGGAAGCGAGCCGTTCTCGCGGGAGAGGATTGTTACATAGAGCGGTGTGGGAATCGGTTAATGGGTCTATCCCAGAAGGTTTTGAAATACATCACACAGATGGCGACAGAAGCAATAACAAGCTTTCAAATCTTGAACTTGTTACCAGAGAGATGCATTGTCAATTCCATCCCCGCCAAGGCATTGCAGTCCTTACCTTTGAGCAACGTAGCAAGCAGATGCGTGAACAATGGAAAACCCGAAAGGGTATTGAAATTACCTGCCTTGAATGTAGGGCAGTCTTTATTAGACGCTCTACCCACGGCAATTTCTGCTCCCGTAAATGTTATAAACGATACCATCGTAGGCATCCAAAAAGCTGACCCAATTAGAGTTTGGGATTTACAAGTAGCCGCCGAGCATGAATATTTTGCTGGCGGCTTTTTGGTGCATAACTGCGAATGGGAACCGGGTGCTAAAAGCCCTGACCGCCTTGACGCAGCGGTATGGGCTATAACGGAACTAATGCTCGGCAATAGCGAATGGAGAGCCTTATGATATTTGATAACATTAAGAAAGCGCTGCAACGTATGGTTTACCCATCCAGCTCCAGCTCTACCTTATTTTTACCCAGGACAAATTATAACTATTCCAAAGAAGTAAACGGATATCAATCAGCAATCATTATGGCGTGTGTGGGCTGGATACAACGAACATTTCCTGAAGCTCCATTGTATCTCCGGAACAGGAACACAGACGGATCATGGGATGATTTGTATCAACACTCTATGCTGGATTTAATTGAATCGCCCAACCCTTATTATGACGGGCTGTTATTACAGCAGGCAACAGTAGCAGACTTCACTATCGCCGGAAATGCGTACTGGCGGAAGATAAGGTCAGCAGGCAACAGGGTGGTAGAACTATGGTGGATACCATCACCACTCATTGACCCGGCATGGGGTAATAACTCTAGCGAGTATATTACACATTACGAATATAGCCCAGGTGGTATGATTGAGAAGATTGACCCACAAGATATAGTGCATTTCAGATATGGGCTTGACCCGAACAATATCAGGAAGGGCTTATCACCATTAGGGTCATTATTCAGGGAAGTCTTTACAGACGATGAGGCGGCTAATATGACGGCAGCCCTGTTAAAGAATCTAGGTGTTCCCGGGGTGGTCATATCTCCTAAAGACTCACAAGGGGGAATGGGTCCCGATGTAGCAGCTGAGATAAAAGATACTTTCAAAAGGTCAACCACCGGCGACAAGCGCGGTGAGCCCCTTGTAATGAGTGGGGCAACTGATATAAGCCAGTTCGGATTCTCCCCTCAGCAGATGGACATGAAGCAACTACGGAGGATACCAGAGGAAAGGATATCGGGTGTTCTTGGAGTGCCAGCTATTGTAGCAGGTTTGGGGGCAGGGTTAGAGAGGTCAACATTCGCCAATTTTGCTGAGGCCAGAGAAATGGCGTATGAGAGTAATATTATTCCTTCCCAGAGGGTAATCGGCTCCGTGATTAAGAGACAATTGCTAAATGAGTTTGAGGATGATATTACCAGCTTCCAAGTGGCATACGACTTGAGAGAAGTCCGGGTGTTACAGGAGGACGAGAATAAGAAAGCCAGTAGAATTAAGGACATGGTAGCAGGTGGCTTTGTTACTGTAGCCGATGCCCAGAGGGAAACGGGTATGCCGGTAGACGAGACACAGAATATTTATCTACGTTCTGTAATGGTAATGGGAGTGCCTGCATCCACAAAGGCCTCTAATATTCCTGTTCAACGGAAAGAGATTGACTGGACCGAGGAGCAGAAATCAATGGAGTGGAAGCGGGCTGACAGGCAGAGGATGGCATGGTGGGGACCGGTAAGTCAGAAGTTTGAGCCATTATATGAAGACGAGGGAGACGCTGTAATAAAGGCTATTATGGGCAAGTCACCGAGTAAGCTAGTTAAAATCGCTGAGAGGGCTGTCAAGGGCTTAGAAGCGGACTGGTTGAAGCTAATGGAGCAGGTTCTATTATCTGTCATTGATGAGTTTGGTAATAGTACCGCTGATGACCTGGGCGCTAAGGGTGTAGGCCCCTTTGATTTCAAGTGGGAGTTTGACCCGACCTCTGAGGCTATACGGGCATGGATTAAACTACATGGGGCTGAGGATGTTACCAGCATATTATCTGCTAACATGGAGGATGTTAAACGGGTTATATTATCTGGTGTAGACGCTAATCAGACCACACCACAGATAGCCAAGAACCTCCGACAGTTTTATAGTGACAGGAGTCCATATAAGGCGATGAGAGTTGCTAGAACTGAGATAACTAAAGCATCTGGTTTCGGTAACTTGGAGGCTGCCAAGCAATCGCAGGTAGCCGAGACAAAGACCTGGCTCAGTTCAAGAGATGATAGGGTGAGGGATGAGCATGAGGCTATGGACGGCGAGACGGTAAAATTAAATGAGCAATTCAGCAACGGCTTAGACTATCCTTCAGAACCGATGTGCCGTTGTGTATTAACATTTCATACGGGGAGATAGAAGGAGAATATTATGAACATTGGCAAAATGCCCATAGCAGGAACTTTATTTCTTGATTGGATTAAATTTCTTGGTGGTGAAATTAAAGCAGTTGAATATGACTCGTGGAAGGATGAAATCCTAATTACTTTAGAACATCCTGAAATGCCAAAAATCAAAGAAGGCGAAGTAATACCTCTAGTGTGTCCAGAATATACTACTGATAGTCAGCAAGGTATTGTAGAACGTGCTACTAAAAGATATCCTATAACTGATAAAAATATATACAGACAACATCGCCCTAAAGTTACTGAATTAGATATAGAACATGTTAAGACAATGTGGCAATCTGGTGAAGGGATGATGCAGGATCCGATTATAGAGAGGAGGTAATCATGGACTTAGAACGCAAGGCGGTACAGTTAGAACTAAAGGCAGATAAAGAAGGAGCCTTTGTAGCGAAGATAGCTACCCTTGATGTAATTGACCGGGACCAGGACGTTACTAAAGCTGGAGCATTTACCGGTAAGGAGGTGTTGATTTCCTCTTATATGCACGGGAGCTGGCAAGGTGGCTTGCCTGTAGGTAAAGCGGTCATCAGCGAAAACGGAAATGATGTTGTGGCTGAGGGTGAGTTCAATCTTGACACAGAAACGGGGAGAGAGCATTATAAGGCTGTCAAGTTCTCCGGTGGGCTTCAAGAGTGGTCATACGGCTTCAGGGTAACAGAAGAGGGCAGTGATGAAGAGATAGACGAGTGGGCTAAAGCACATGACGGTGCAAGACCTGGCCGTATTCTAAAGAAGGTTGACCCATTTGAGATATCACCTGTATTGCTGGGCGCTGGCATTGATACAGCCACTTTAGCAATCAAAAGCCAATCTACCTATGTTGACCAAGCAGAAATGGCGCTTGCTGTCGTTACTGATTTAGTCACACGGACTCAGTCGCTTGCTGACTTGAGGCTGAAAGAGGGTAGAGTCCTATCAACCAAGAACAGGGAGCGCATGAAGACATTACTAGAATCGCTCTCTGGTGTAGCAACAGAACTAAAAGACCTGCTGGATGCTACCGAGCCGGTGGACAATGAGAAGCTGGCTCAAGCGGTGATGTTGGTCACCAAAATTAAACGACAATTAACGGAGGTAGCTTGATGTTATTAAAAGAAATAACCGAAAAACTGTCTGAGAAAGGCAAACTAATCAGTCAGATATATACCGAAGCCGGGGAAGACCTGGACTTCGCAAAAGTCAAATGCTTGGAGGGTGACACTACCGCCAAGGTAGATGCCTTAAAGGCGATTGACAAAGAAGTAACCGCGCTACGAGAAGAGCGCAAAACCCTGCTTGATGCCGAGAAGACTCTCAAAGAAGGCATGGCTCTCAATGAGGAAATGAACCAGCCTGCCAAAGCAATGACCCATCCTACTAAGGGCGCTACTCAGCCGCAGATTAAAAGCCTCGGTGACCAGTTCATGGAGAAGAAAGTTTATGAGCATAAGCACAAGGACTTTATGCTTGACATAGACCTAAAAACTACTATGACTGCTGCCGCCGGTTGGGACCCGCCCACCGAAAGAATCTCCCGGGTTGCTATGTACCCCACCAGGGCGCTAAGGGTGCTTGATTATATTCCCATGTTCCCCACTGGCAGGGACACTATCAAGCATATGCAGGAATCAACTTTCACCAATAATGCCGCTGAAGCTGCGGAAGAAGGCGCCTACGGTGAGGCCGCGCTGGCATACACCGAAGTCAGCGATGAGGTGGAGAAGGTCGCTGTATGGCTACCTGTTACTGACGAGCAGCTAGAGGACGTTGATGGACTAGGCGCTTGGGTACAGAGCAGACTCACCTATATGCTCCAGTCCAGAATCGACTCTCAGGTGCTTATGGGCAACGGTGTAAGCCCGAACCTACTCGGCACCAACTCACTTGCTGCGTTACAGGAGCAGGCAAAGGGCGCTGACCCGACCCCTGACTGTATTTACAAGGGTATGACGAAAGTCAGGACGGTTGGTTACGCAGAGCCATCGGTAGTTTTCATTAATCCTAATGACTGGTCAGCAGTCCGGTTGCTGACTACCGCAGATGGCATTTACTTATTTGGTAGCCCGATGGAAGCTGGACCTAGCCAGATATGGGGTGTGCCGGTATGCCAAACCATGGCGGTAACTGAGAACGCTGCTTATGTTGGTGACTATGCCGGTCAACAGGCAATCTTTAACAGGCGTGGTATCAACGTCAAAATCACTGACAGCCATGCTGCCCTGTTTATTGCGGGAACGCAGGCAATCAGAGCAGACGTTCGATTAGCTTCAGTCTGTTTCCGAATCTCGGCATTCTGCAAACTAACAGGCATATAAGCCTAATAGTCGAACTAACAGCGGGGGAGCGGCGCAAACCCTCTCCCTCGACTTTATGGAGGTAACTAATCATGGCAATACTTGATTCAACTAATAATATGGAAACAGGTCTACGAAGGGTATGGCGCTATGCCGGTGCTCCCGCCGATGGTGCGGCCGGTACATTATATGGGCGTGCTGACATCGGAGACCTGCTCATAGACACGACCAACAAAAAGCTATACCAGAACAGGAACACCAAGGCATCACCGACTTGGACTGAGATAGCAGGTGGGGCAAGTGGTGTGGCGATTGATACCGTTGTTGGTAATATGGCGGCCGCTGGCACTGCTGCGGCTAATACAATCGGTGCCGGCCCATTAGCCGCACCTGTTGACCACGTTCATGCGATAGGAACACACGACCATTCAGATGCTACTAAGGGTGATGCTCTAGCCATCGCTGCTCTTGGTGCCGACTTCTTCACGGCAGATGCCACAGGCCGAGCGGTGTTCCAAACCGACATAATGGATGCCACAACGGTAGCAGACCTGTTCGCTACTGACTCATTCACCAACGCCATTCTTGATGACGTGGTTGTGGATGACGCAATAGATAATGCTTTCTGCGATGCCAAGTTTGCGGCCGAGGCCTTTGCCGCTGACGCAGACTCAAGATCCATATTCGCTGACGGTATCTGGACCAATGCTAAACTTGCTGTGGGTATTCTTAGTGCTGATGCGACCGGACGAGCATTGTTTGCGGATGACTTCTTTGATGCAACCACAGTATTAGCAACGTTTGAGGACAACTCCATACCGGGTTCTAAAGTGGATTGGAGTTATGGTACAACCCCGGGGAACATTACCCCTGATGATGCTGCCGCAGCCGGGACAGGAACATCGGTAGCACGGATAGACCATGTTCATGGATTTTCTTGTGCCGCCCCATCAGGCGGATTAGCTGCTGCTGACGCTGAGGGAGCTGCCGTAACCATGGCTCGTTCTAACCATGTCCACAAGGCAATACTGGCAGATAACGTGAGCTTCCTCTTCGGTACAGGTGGGGATGTTGCTCTCCTATTGTCTGACGCAAATGCTCATGTCGGATCGGGCGAGGAAGACTTTGTGATAGGTCTCTCTGATGATAGCCAATGTTTACACATCACCGACTTGGCTGCCATAGCTACTGACTGGAATCTGACGGCAGACACTCACCCGACAATCTATGTCCACAGTAACACTACCCCAGCCACCGACTACATTTTGATAGGTGCGCATGATGGCACCGATGGCTTTATGGAATCGGTAGGCGGTAACTTGGTGCTGAAGACTGCCGGCGTAGAATCTGTCAGTTTTGAGGCGGCTGTCACTCACTTCAACGCTGGCTCTGCTGACGTAAACTTCCTGATTGAGTCAAATGGTGTTGCTAATATGTTCGCCATTGACGGAGGCATTGACACTCTTGGAATAGGTGCTGCGGCTAGTGCGGCTGCCTTCGTCTATATAGCACAGCCGGTAAGGACTCTAGCCTCTGCTACTGAGTATGCGTCAGTCCACATCGAACCGGCGGCTGCGGTAACGACCTTTGCGGATGCCAGCACGTACGACTTCCTGGCTTCCCTATATATCGCAGAACCGAACTTAACTAACGGAGGTGGCGACACAATCACGATAGCCTCCACCGTTTACATCAAAGATGCTCCTGACGAGGGTGCTGCTAATTACGCGCTCTATGTCGCTTCAGGTGCTACCGGGCTTCAGGCTCTAACAGCTGCTGGACTGATAACAGCGTCTGGTGGTATCGCTATGGCTGACCAGAAACTAGACTTCACCACTGGGTATATAGAGTTCGGTACTACTCCTGCTGATGCCGGTGAGATAAGGCAGGAAAACGATGTAGCTATCTGGGCTTCAAGAAACCAGGCAGATGGTGGAAACATCCTCGGCTGGAAGGTCAATGCCGCAGACGACTATGAAGCTGGTGCTGACGTCAACCTCGCAGGAAATCTATTATACGGCGGCACGGCTGCGAACGCTGACCTAGACCTGAATGCTACCATCAATGGTACTGTAGCCACAGCATACATCATAGCCCGCCAGACGATGGACTGTACTGTCGGTATGGTAGCAACCATGGTAAAGGCTGGTGCTATCGGTGACGCCGAAGGTGCGCAGACTGACATCGATGGTGAGATTGGCATAGACTCGTCCAACGGGCGTTTATACTTCCGTTATGGTGCTGGATGGCATTACTGTACTCAGGATGCCGGTTTTGCTTTCCCTGAGTATGAGCGTACCTGCCCGGTATGCGGCAACGAAATTGCTGTCGGTGATTCGGTGGTAGGCGTCATTAACGAGATACAGGAAGACGGCGCTCGCCATGGTCTCTACTGCCATGCCTCCTGCGTAGGTAGCCAAACAAAGAACATAAACCTCCCTAATCAGGTTGCCTACCCTTATCCTAAAGGCAATGTTAACCCAAGTGCCAGGGATAAGATGCTTGCAGGAAACAACAGAAGTATTGTAAAATAAGCAAAGGAGACTTTGGGGGGGGCAATCCCCCCCCCACAAATAAAGAAGGAGAGCAATGACATGGGAAAACTTAGACCAATAGCTGACCGTTTAGTGGTCATACCTGCCGACAAGGAAGAGGTGACTAAGGGAGGTATTTTTATTCCTGACACAGCTAAAGAGAAGCCCCAAGAAGGGGTTGTTCATGCTGTTGGTGCGGGTAAGCTAACTGAATATGGCAAACGTATACCTCTGGAGGTTAAGGTGGGTGATGTGGTGCTGTATAATAAATATGGTGGGGCGGAAATTAAAATCAACGGCGTCAAGATGATGGTGCTGCGTGAGAGCGACATCTTGACAATAAAGGAGGAGTAATGAACTTAACAAATAGGGAAATCTGGAGGGCATACCCAAAACTTGTTGAAAAAGCCAAGGTAAAACTAC